GTGCGTCTCCCCCAGGCGCACCGCTCCATTTTCCTGGGGGCGTCCTGTAGATCATGTACCGGTGCGACCTCCTGCCGTTGGCCTGGGCCACCGCGGTTCCGACCTCAAGGGTGAATGATCGGTTGCAATATGACGTACGCCACGAACAGACACACGGCCGCGAGCAGGATACCCCATGCCCAGAACGGCATCGACAGTGCAGTCGGCAATTCCCGCCTGCGGCGGCTGGAGCGTCTGGGCATCGATTCCTTCTTTCGTCATCGTTTTCTCTGCTAGCATAGGTCCTGAGCCGCTGCGGGGTACTTGACCGATGAGAGTCAGGATTTCGCCTGCGGCTAGCGGGCGCTCAGTTCGCGCTGCATCCCGCCATGATCTCCGTCGCCCTCGCCGTTGTCGGCGCGACCTGCCCACAATTGGCCACGCTCGATGCAGCGTGGTCGCCCTGCACCATTGTTGACCGGGATTGAAATGCAAACCCCCGGCGGAGCGATCCGCCAGGGGTTCTTGGCTTGTTGGGTCTGCCTCAGTCAACTCCAGCTATCAGGCCTTTTTCAGCTGAGCTGCCTGCTTGCCTTTGCCCTTCCTGTCGTCCTCCAGCTCGAAGCTGACGCGGTCGCCCTCGTTCAGCGCCCGCATCCCGGCCGCCTCGACCGCCGAGGCGTGCACGAACACGTCCTTCCCGCCCTCGTCGGGGGTGATGAAGCCGAAGCCCTTGGCGCCGTTGAAGAACTTGACCGTTCCGGAGATTCGCATGTGGTAGGAAGCCTTCTGAAGTGCGTGCAGGAAGCCGATAGCCGGTGAGCCGCCACGCCGGGCTCAGAGGGGTAGCTCAGATTTGGGGGAAGCCGTTGGCCGATGGTCGGCGGAGGGTCTTGGCCCGAATGTGAGAATTGCGGCCCACCATGGGCCGCATCGGCTGCCGGGAATATGAGCCGCATTTGCGGCAACCTGCAAGCGGAACCGACCTTCCCGGTGGAAATGCAAGCGAGCCGCCAGTTGCCCAGCGGCTCGCATCTCCGTGTACACTGGTTCTGCGAGGAAGCAGGAACGGAGAACCTATTATGCCCCAGCCCGACGAATTCTCGGATAATGAACTTGCCCTGCTCGATGCGGTACGCACGCTCTACGACATCGTGATCGGAGCAGGCACCACTACCTATGCTCAGGCTGATGGCCTGCTGGAGATGCATCAACAGCGGTGGGAGCATCGGGGTCGACCCAAAGCCGCAACCATGCTTGCCCTAATTCGGAGGCTCGCCACTGATCCAGATGCTGAGAAGCGACGGGCAGTTGTTGAAATGCTGAGAATGGCAAAGCCCAAGGGGTCGGGCTGATCCTCGCTGGCACTAGCGCATCACGCAAGTGGTCTTCAATCTGCATGGTGACCTCCTGTGTCATTCGCTGAGGCTGGGACGCCATTCTTGCGCTTCAGCCCGGCAGCGCGAACTCCGGCACCGCCAGCGCGATGATGCCCACCCCTGCCGCTTGCGCCGGCGCAGAACCGCGCGGAATCGCGATCAGGTAGTGCGCCACAACTGGCGTGGCGTCGGTTGGCATGGCGTGGGGCTCCATGGCTCAGCTCGGCAGACCTTTGCCGGTTTCAGACAGCAACACGCTGCCCGTGATGGTGACCGGGATCTGCGGCGTCCCGACGCGGAAATTGAGCCGCTGCGCAAGGGTGACGGCGATCCGCTCATCGCGGTCGGCGGGCCGGTACGTCAAGCGGCCCATCGAGTCGAAGGCCCCGGACCAGATCAGCGTCGCACTGGCCGTACTGGTGAGGCCGCTCGAAGGCCCGGCGGCTGTGAAGTTGGCGCTTGGCGCGCCGACCCATGGCTTCACGTTAGGGGCGGTGAGCGCTGCTCCGGTGCTCGCCGCGGTCGAGCCGCGCAACAACTGCAGGGCGATGGCAGAGCCCGACGCGAACTGGGTGCTGGCCAGGCTCAAGTCGATTGCGACGATCTCGAAGCGGGCCGAACTGTTGGCTGTGATTTGGAGCACGTCCCAGCCGTTCGCCGTTGTCAGTGCAGTTGTAGTCAGCGGCACCGAGTACATCGGGCCGGCGGCGCGTTGGATGTTCATTATATTCTCCGCTGTCCCCATGAACTGGGGCACGCAAGGCCATCAACGCGGCTGTACATGGTGGACACGACGCGACCAGCCGGAAAGCCAATCAGGGAACGCAACGCAACTGACGCAACGAATTCCTGGGCTCACGCCCTATCGCCGCCGCCTCCGCTTCGCAGGCGCGTGGCCGACCGAGGCGAACTGCCGGCGACGATCTTCACGCCCGTAACGCGCCAGAAGCTGCTCGCCATGCGCCTGCTCCGCCTCGATCTGCGCCTGTCGCGCACGGCGGCGCTCGTCGGCAGGTGAGACCGGCTCCACAGCCTTGTCAGCGTCGGTCATCCAGATGCCCTCCCTGGCGTCTCGACCGCTCCTTCGCCGAGCTGTAGCCCACCTGCGCATGGGTGGGTCTGCTGCCACGACGCGCCTCACGAGCCGCATCGGAAAGCGGCACTTTCGCCTTCATGTCCGGATCGAGGATGCGAGCCATGCAATCAAGCGCGTCGTCGTGCGATCCGTACGGGAAGGTGACGAACTCCTCCTCCACCAGAGCCCGGATCAGGTCCACAGTCTCCCCGTCGTGCTGCGTCCGATGCAGACGCCGCGGAATGAGGAATTTGCCCTGCTCAAATAACGGAACCAGTCGCCTGATTCTGTCCACCTTGGGCGTGGAGCCGCCCAACTCGACAATGGGGAACGAGATGTTGCGCAGATGTTGCTCCCGGCGGATGTGCTCCAAGTCTGACTGCAGTCCATAGCGCTCGTATCCTGTCCTGATCGGACACCATCGCCCCCACATCTCGAAGAGCGCTTCTGTCCGCTCAGTCAGATTGAGCCGGTCCCGGATCATGTCGAGCAGGCGGTAGACACCGTCATGGCCAACGCCGATGGCGCAGATGACGGTGTAATCGGAGCCCTTCTTCTTCGAGTGCGCCGGATCGACAACAAGGTAGACGCTCAAGCCCTTCGCGTGCGGCGTGCCCTCTATCCACCCCAGCCACTCGCGCCGGAAACCCATCGAGGTATCCCCGGCCGGGTTCAGGAGCAATTGTGCAGCGAACACGTAAGGCCCCTGAGCCTGCCGCTTCTGGATCAGGACATCAGGCGGCATCAGTCGGCAATTCTCAGGCGCAAAGTCGTCCGTGCCATCCACCGTGCACGCGTAGATGCGCGGCTTGAGCATGCCCGACGCCAGCATCGCCTCGTAGCTGTCACCGAAAGCGTACCTCGTGCCGTACACCCTGAGGGAGCCACCGAGCGAGCCCAGGTTGTCCGAGAGCTGGAACGCCTCGGTCGTCTTAGCAACCATCTCAGGCGTCGACACGCTGGCCGGGACGACCACGTCATCGTACACACGGACGCGGAAGTGCCGCCCAGTCGGCATGCCGTCAACCAGACCCCAAGCCTCCAGCCCGCTCTCCTTCGGGTTGCCCTCGCGCTTCCACACCAGTCCGTCATCCTCGGACCATTTGCTGGCCTGCTGCGTCGGGTTCTCCCAGAAGATCTCCGGGAACAGCCCCTTCAAGACCTCGTTGACTTCGAGCTCGCGCTTGATCTGCCGCAGGAACGACTTCGCGATCGGCCTGGTGTGCGAGAAAATCCCGATCGTCACCTCGGGGTCGTTGATGATGTGGAACAGGCTCAAGCCGAACGTCCCGAGACTGCTCTTGCCGTGCTCACGTGCCCATAGGTCGCAGTAGCCGTCAGGCGCCGCCTGGAGTTCCCGGCAGCGATCGAAGAAGAACGGATGATGCAGGTCCAGACGGTTGCACACGTACCGGACCAGGAAGAACAAATCCGTCCGGCAGAGATGCCGCATGCGATCAACGCGCTCCGCTTCCGAGCAGGCGTCGAGCGCCGAGATCAGCGCGTCGTACTGCTCCAGTGCGGTAATGTCAGGGGTCGCGAACTTCATGCCGCTGCCTCGTCGTCCTTGGCAGGCTCCGGCTTCAGCTCGATGACGTTGGACGAGCTCGC